CAAAGAACAGAATCACTACTAAGAATTTTATAAATTCTCTTTGAACACAAGAATCTACCCACCTCAACATGGCTTTCCAACCACAGATCCGCAACTATCTACAAGAAAGACTTGATCGCATCAAATCTGAATGGCAATCCTTTCAGAAACATCACCGCGACACCCTAGAGACCCTCCAATCCTCTACCGATACTGACATCCGCAGACAATTCGAACATGCACGCAATCCCGCACATGAACACGAACTCGCATCACAACTTCAGTCCGAGTATGATCAGCTCCTTGACACATTTCAACTTCGCAACCTCACAAAACGCGAACCCTTCGAATACTTTCAAGACCTTACGTCTCCCGTCCCCGATAACCGCCTCCCCAACCATGGCATACGATCCGTCCCTCTTCAATTCCACCGCGGTCAAACGGTTACTATCACAGAAGAAGTCCCCGAAACTGGCTTCAAGCTCGATCCCCTCCTCGATGATCTCATCACGTACGAATTCCCTCGTTACCGCAAATTCACCGACAAATACTGCCGACCCCTTGGCACGACCGACGCTACCTTCTCTGACTTTAACAAGCCTCAATTCCCCTCAGCTCCGCTTAATCCCGAACGCAAAGAAATCGTTCTACAGCATGTAATCAAACGACTACACGCCGAACCCTACCTCCCCGTTCACTTCGTCGACACTCAGTTCGCTAAACTGCCCCTTCACACAGGCACTGGCTATCACAATCGACATTCATTTAAGATTAACGCTCACGCTAAATACTCACGCCCCGATGAATATGCACAAAAACCGACTTCGAAAGGCTACTACCTCAACGCTTTCCTCGAATCCGCACGCATTGCAATCCACCGCATCAAAGAATCTGGCATCCCGTTCAACTTCACATTCACCTCTAATGATGAACATGATTTTCAACATCTCACTATTGCACTCAACAAATTCTTAAACGAGTATCCCACAATCCTTTTCACTCGCAATCACGTCTCCGACAAAGATGGCAACCTCAAACAGAGACCCGTCTACGCTGTCGATGACCTATTCCTTCTCATAGAATGCATGCTTACATTCCCTCTCCTCATCCAAGCACGCAACTATCAATCCGCTATCATGTATGGCCTCGAAACAATTCGCGGCTCAAATGCTCACCTAGACGCATTAGCAAAGAAGTTCCGCTCCTATTTTACCATTGACTGGTCTGAATATGATCAACGCCTTCCCCGCTGCATCACAGATTGTTACTATGAAGACTTTCTCCCACGTATGATCGTCGTTAACCACGGCTACCAACCTACGTACGAGTACAGGACCTATCCCGACCTTACAGAAGACAAGATGTATTCAAGAATGTCCAACCTCTTGAGATTCCTCCATCTCTGGTACAACAACATGACTTTCGTCACAAGCGATGGTTTTGGCTACCGCCGAACCTACGCCGGTGTACCCTCCGGACTGTTCAACACTCAATACCTTGACTCATTTGGCAACCTCTACCTCATAATCGATGGCCTCATCGAATACGGCTGCTCAAATCAAGACATTGATGACATCCTTCTCTTCGTCATGGGCGACGACAACTCTGGCTTTACCAATTGGGCTCTCATTCACCTTGAGAAGTTCATCGCCTGGTTCGAACAATATGCTCTCACACGCTACAACATGAAATTGTCTAAGACAAAATCTGTTATTACAAGCGATCGTGGCAACATTGAAACACTTTCGTACCAATGCAACTATGGTATGCCCCTCCGTCCCCTTGGAAAACTGGTCGCACAACTGTGCTATCCCGAGCACGGCCCGGACCGACGCTACATGGCCTATCGCGCCATTGGCATCAGCTACGCAGCATGTGGCATGGACCGACACTTTCACCAATTCTGTCGTTCAGTCTACACTACGTTTCTCCCCTACGCCGCTCCTCTAGACAGTTCCACCATTCTGAACATATCCAAGTTCCTACCTGGACAGTTCAAAATGCTCGACTCTTATGTCGAACAGGTAAACCTCGAACGTTTCCCGACGCTCCGAGAAGTCATCTCGAAAATCCAACGCTGGCAAGGACCCTTGTCCTACGCCCCAAAATGGAATTTCGCGCATTTCATTAACAAACCAAACATTGTACCCCCTTCCTCAAAGACAATGTATGAATATGAAATCGAACATGGCATTCAACCTGCTCGCGCACCCACCCTCCCCTTACAGGTGTAAATTACGAC